ATGAATACGGAATACCTTTACACAATTACCAATGTCTTTTTTGACGATGAGACCGGTGAGAGGGGAGAAAACACCTTTACTTGCGATGACGAGAACCAAATCCCGAATTACATTTATTGCTATGACGAGGTTGACGAATTACCCGGCCCTGGCGTTGACTATACCATCGTTGACGAGCGGGTTTTTACATTTTGCGAAGGTGACGATATTACCCCTGGCGATTATAAGTTAATCAAAAAATCCACCAAAATTCTAATTTGACGATTATGACGATACGACAAGTCTTAAAAAAGAGGCTCCCTCAAGCCATCGCCAACTCCGCTATTTTGGCGATTGAGCTTCAGCACCAAGGCCGCAAGCAGAACCCTCACCAGGCTGACGATAATTGCGTTGACGATAGCCTTGACGAGGCCCTGCACTCCTTTCATTGGGATTCAACTGACGAGGGCCACCACTATTGGCAGGGAGTCCACGACAGGTATGTTCGCAATGACGAGCGTGACGATTATGATTTGTTTGCAATAGCGGATTGACGATGCCCACCTTTGACGATGACGCCCTCAGCGATGGGCTTGCTATGTCCACACCATCCAGGAGACGGACGATTTCTCTTGACTTCTACATTTGGAAGAACAAGGCCAAGTCGCTGACCGACCCCGAAGAACTGTCGTTGATGATGGACAATTACTATATGGCCCAGGCCGAGACGATTAAAGACCCCCAACTGAAAGCTTTGACGATTCTGGCCGTTGGGACGATTGATTGGTACGGCATCGCTGAGGAGCTGATTTCATCCACGAATTTCAAGACCGAGACCAAGAACTGACGATGCACAATTCCAAGGGCATAAAGGGCAACATACGCCTTGACTTTGACGAAGCCAATCAGCTGTTGATTGCTTTGAGGAAAGCCGATTTGGAGGGCTCTTTGGCCTTCAAGGTGGTGCATCGCAAGGTTAGGGAGATTGTTGATTATCACATGTATAAAGCGGCGAAGGGAGAGATGAAATTGGCTAACAAATACTTCTGCAACCGAAAGATGCGTGATGGCATAAAGCGTGCTGAGGTTGGCCCTTGGTTTCCATTGCCCCCCGTGTTGGTCTATGACTTGAGGAGGCATCTTGCCAAGGGGGATATTGTGAGGATTGCGAACGAGAATAATTGGCACTATAAGAGCGTTCAGCGATGCCTTGAAGTTACCTCGGCAATAGTCACGCCGAGAGGAGTGACGAAAATTAGAGACGCACCGATGCGCTATCCATTGGCGATTATCAATCAGCTCTTGAAAGCGGCGGAGAATAATCGAAGACCGATAAAACACCAAAGAAAGAAACAAGTACGATTGCGAGTTTACATTGAAAAAAACCTTAAACCCTTTTACCATGAATTTGAAGTCATTGAACCCTACATCAAAGGAACGCCTCGGCAGTTGGCGAAAGCACATAAAGAGAGCGTGCAGGCAAAATATAAAGCCGGACTATTCCGAGGTGAAGTCCCCGTTCAGGATTGATTGGGCCTTGTATGGTCGCTACCTGGACGCAAGAAGAGCCATTTAACCACTAAATACTAAATCCAAACAATGAAACCGAAACCACGAACCGTTACCCGAGCCGAGGCCATCAAAATCTTAATGAAACGCATGAGGATTACGATGCGGGAGATAGCCAAAGAGTGCGAGGTCTCCATCTCCACCGTGTTCTGGTGGAGCCAAGGGGTGTTAACAATCAAGCAGTCCGATGCCCTTGACTCCTGCTTCAAAACCTTATGCGAGGAAAAGAAACCTGCCCCAAAGAAAGTTTTGAAAAATTGCTTGAGCCAACCCGATGTTGTTATGCCCTTGCGAGAGGATGAATACCGAAGGATATTGATGAGCAGAGACAAAATAACGATTGACAAGATTGCGAGAGTTCTATCCATTGACCGCAATGATGTTTACAAATGGAGCAGAGGCACAGGAAAGAAGGATGATGTAAATAAAATAATTGAAAATAATTTTCATAAAATGGTGCAAGTAGGATAAGTACCCCTATATTTGTACACACTTTCGTTCATAACCCCTAAACCCCAAACCTATGACCCTAATTCAAAAAATGAACGCCGATGAGTATAAGAAGCTCTTGGAGTTCAAAGCAAAGTACCCCGCACTTGGTGAACGCTTGGTTCACTCGCTTAGTCAAACGCACTCGGTTCTTCGTTTAACCCTCGATGACTGTATGGATCTCGCATCAGCCCTTGGCATTGAATACCTGACCTTTGGTGGTGCAATCTTAGACGCATTTCAATCTAAACCAACAACAAACCCCTAAACCAATTTATCTATGAAACACACCCTTACCGAAGAGCAACTCCGCAAGATTGCAGAGCCTCTACCGGCGGAAGCAATTGCCCCGCACCCCACCAAATCCAACCTATCCACCATCAAAGGAATCTTTGTAACCGAACGGCTCAATCAAGTCTTTGGCGTGGGAGAGTGGTCGGTGAAAACCGAACTCCTTGCTCCAATATCATCCATTGTTAGAACCACCGGTTCGGGCAGGGAGCGTACCGAGTACACGTCCCTCTCCAAGACCATCCTTGAAATCCCGTCCGTAGGCATCTATTACGAGTGCATAGCGTCCTCCACCAACGATGATATGGGCGATGCGGCGAAGGGGGCGACAACGGATGCCATCACCAAAATCGCATCTTGGATTGGAATTGGGATTGATGTCTATAAAGGCAAGCACGGTGCACCCGTCATCCCTCCAAAACCCTATCAAGCCCCACCAAAGAACGATGTCGCACCTCCTACCAAGACCCGCACCACGACAGCCGTTGTCATTCCTGTTGGTCTTCAAAAGGTTCACCAAGATTATATTTTGCAGAGGTCAATCAAGGCCACCGAGCAGGAGAAAAACGATCCACGATTCACTCCATCCGAAGATTGGAACGAGGAACGCTATCGCAAAGGAATTGAATTTTTCAAAAATCGCTAATTATGGAACTCATCTCTATACCTCGGAACGATGTCGGCAAGGCCGATATTGCACTCCTCACCGCCAACCTGGTGGACAGAATCAACGAAGGGCATATCAATGCCTTGGAAGCCCATATCAAGCTCAAAGCCATCCAAAAGGCGATTGATGCAGTCCTCAAGCAGACGGAGGACACGGTTTCCGATGAAGCCGTTAAGTACCCCGGCAAGTCCTTTGACGTTTACGGAGCGAATGTTCAAATCAGGGAAGGCTCTGTCGGCCCGAACTGCGACCAAGACAGCGTGTATGCTGAATTGAAGGCTCAGCTCAAAGACCGAGAAGAATTACTGAAACTTGCATTCAAACAAGCGGGCAAGTCAATGATTGTTGACCCAAACACGGGTGAAGAAATTCCTGTATGTGAAGCCAAGGGCACTAAATCATCCATAGCCATAACCTTCAAATGATAATCTATGGGACAAATGACCGCAATGGAGTGGCTAATCAGTGAATTGCGCCTCCGTGAATTTGAAAAAACAGAAACCAAGAATGGCCATCCGTATTTAACGAACATATTAGAATCCGCCTTGGCCCGTGAAGCGGAGCAAAGGGATGCCGATTACCAGCGTGGATTGCAGGATTGCTCGGAGGATGATCCCGAACCGAGAGGGACTGAAGATGACTTACCTTCTGATTTTTAACAGCCACACTTAACCCTTAAACCTATGGGAGAACACAAGATTAGACCAAACAAAACCTTAATAACCGTTTCCTCTGGAAACACCTATCTCGTCAAGCAAGATATTGATGAGATTGTCAAGCTAATGAATTACGGATACACATACTATCCATTCATTCGTGTTTCACAGGGATTCAATGACCATGTTGAAACAGGCCCTGAATACGACTTGTTTATCAATATGCACTCTATCGAATGCTTAAAATCAACCACTCCTCAAAACCCCTTAAAACCCAAAAAAAATGAACACAACAAACAATCAACCGAAATTTAACGAAAACCTCTTGTTCAAAAAGCCAAAGGTATTTGGCTCGGAGAAAGACCGCTATGAGCGCAAGGTCAAAGCCTTTTGGCTGATGTGGGCAACGTGCTTCGATGGCGCAAGAAGCAATGACCTGGCCAGGATTATGGCTTCTTTCAATGTCGGCAGAAGTTTCTACCAAACGATGCGAGATATGGGATTCATACGCAAAGGCTCGAAGCCGGGGCAAAACAAGTACCTCTATTACTCCGATTTCGCCAAAGTCCCTACCCAAGAAGATATTGAAAAGTGCATCAACGAGCAAAGCGTGAAGATTAAGGAGGTGTTCAAGACCTTCAAGGCCAAGCGAGCCATCGTGAAAAAGACCAACGATATGGACGATACCCTCAAAGAGCTTCTGGCGAAAGCCGAGGAAGCCAACAAGCGTGTTGCCGAATTGCTATCAAGGTATCAATCAAAAGCCTAAATTCGGGCCATCCTCCTTTTATTGCTGCTCACGGCCTGCACCAACAATCGCCCTTGGACGGTGATTGAGGTGCGGGCCAAGGGCTATACGCAATCGGGTATAATGTACGATAAATCACTCAATAAGCACCCTAATCGCATATAATGAATGATGAATCCGTCAGCCTATGGGCTTACAAAACCTCCCGAATCGTCAGCCTATAACCTGTCATAAAATACCCAAAACCNNACCACCAAAATGCCAATGATATTTGGCGATTCCATTCCCCAAAAACAACCCCTATTATGCGACCCAACCCCGAAGATCATTTTGACCAGGATGAGTATGTTAAAGCCTTGGAAGATTATGTGGATAAAATTCAGCGAGAAAATTTGTTTTTTAGAGAAAAGCTCCTATATATATATAATTATATAGATGTCTATATAAATATAGATAACTATATAGAATATAACAATCTAAAGGGTAGGGATAAAGGAGGGGGTGTGGGGGAGGAAAAAGGGAAGGGAACGTCAAAATACTCGAACAAAAACATCCGCAGGAACTCTAAACACTCCCAAGAAGAAATGATGGTTATGTTCGAGGGCTTTTGGAGCTTCTACGACAAGAAGGTCGGCAAGGACAAAACGATGATTGCTTGGTTCAAACTAACCGATGAAGAGATCGAAAAAATCCGCAATACCCTTCCCGCTTATTTAGAGGCTCACAGGGAGCGTAAGTTCCGCAAAGACCCCGTAAGATACCTAACCCATAAAGCGTTCAATGATGAGCTTCCTACGCAGTCTGGAGGCCATTCCCAAAACAAACCCAAACCTTCTAACCAAAACAACGATGAACCACTCCGATTTTATACGCCTCCCACAGGAATTGTACGCTGAATACCAAGACAAGCTCCTTGGGATCTTAATCTGCGAGACAATCAAGCCCGGGGATATTGTCCTCTACCTTCGGGAGGATTATTTTGACCAAGGTATTCGCAGGGACACCTTCAGGGCTATACGAAGCCTTCGGGCGGAGGACAAGCCCATCAACGTTCTTACGGTTCGTGCGAGGATGATTGAGATGAATATGGTGGCCGATGCTTACTTCCTTGCCAACCTTGATTCGGGCATTTTCACGCACGAGGGGTGGAAGGTTTATCGGTATGAGTTGCATTGCCGCTACGTTTACGACCAAATTGAAAAGACTAAAATCGAGTTCTTGAAACACCAAGACGTGGATAGGCTTTACAACGAGGTTCAGGAGATTAAGGCGTTGGATGCAGACCCCATAGCAACCGAGGTTCATCAGCTTCTTGTGGGCTTTATGGTGGGATTAAACGATGTTCTCACGGGGGCGAAGGAAAACAGAATCACACCAACTTACCACTCTAATACCGATAGCTTACTCACGGGCTTCAAGCCAACGGAGTTCGTTATTCTTGGCGGCAGACCCGCAATGGGCAAGACCACCTTGGCTCTGCAATACGCTCTCAATCAAGCAATGAACAAAAAGCCTGTGGCCTTCTTTACCTTGGAGATGTCCACCGAGCAACTAATGACCAGATTGGCTTCCAACCTTGCCGAGGTGGATGGGGAGGTCTTTTTGGATGTTAGGGAACGAATGAGTGGCGATGAATTTATCGCTATCTCTCAGCAGATTGATAAGGCTAAGGGCGCACCCTTGCACGTTGTGGATGTCCCAGGCATAGACCCCACTCGCATTGAGTTGGAGCTTATTAAGCTCATTAACAAGCATAAGATTGAAGGGGCATACATTGATTACCTTCAACTTATTTCCCCGCTATTAGAGGACAAGAACAAGCCGAGAATTGAGCAAATGACCAACATATCCAAGTACATTAAGACCATTTGTAAGAGGCTTAATATTTGGATTTGCGTGGTATCCTCCCTTTCAAGGAACGTGGAGCAGAGAGACTCTAAACGACCTAAGCCGAGCGATTTAAGGGAAACGGGACAGCTTGAATTTGATGCCGACAAGATTTTGTTCGTGTACCGCCCCGCCGAGTATATGGAAGACCACGACCCCCAAAAGCGAGAACTCATTGACCTCCTTGAAATCCTCGTGAGGAAGAATCGGAATGGGAAGATTGGCACGGCGATGGGGAGAATTAAACTTCAATACACAAAAGTGTTGGATTTTAACGGAAACATTCCTACCTTTGAGGAGAAGATTCAAACCCTAAAAGCACCCTTCTAATGAAATATGGATCCGTTTGTTCCGGCATTGAGGCAGCCTCAGTCGCTTGGCACGACCTTGGATGGCAACCGCAATGGTTTTCCGAGATTGAACAATTCCCTTCCGAGGTATTGAAACACCGCTTTCCCGATGTTCCCAACCTTGGGGATATGACTCAACTAACCCAAAACCCAACATTCAATGAAAAACCAATTGACCTTCTCGTGGGAGGAACCCCTTGTCAATCCTTCTCAGTCGCAGGACTTCGCCAAGGACTTGCTGACCCACGAGGAAACCTTATGCTCACATTTCTCGCATTGGCT